TCAATCTCGATACCATGCTGACGGATATCTTTCTCTGCCTCGTTTACTGCCTGAATACCAAGTATTGCCTGCTCTTGGGCGAGCGCTATTTCTTGGTTTGTTAGTTGCATCTGTGCCTGCATAGCAGCCACTCGCTCGCGCGAAGAGTTGTTCATGCTGTTAATTGCAACGTTGGTAGAGTTTTTCTGGTTATCGAGCTCAGTTTGCACCTCGTACTTGCTCTGTAACTCCAACACTTTACGCTGTAACTCGGCAATCTTGAGCTCATAATCTTGCTGGCTCTTTTGCTGCTCCATTTGCATTTTAAACTGAGCCTCTTGCTGTTTGCGCTGAGTTTCGGCCATCTGGGTTTTAAGAATAACCTGGGCCGTTGGGTCAGAGGCCGCAACTTTTTCCATCTGGGCCTGTTGTGCCTGCTGAACTTTACCTGCCAGCTCTTGTATCTGGCCAATGTAGGGTTGCAATATTGTCTGTGCGTCTTGCCCAACCATTTGCGAGGCTAGTGCCAACGCCTGCTGCGACTCTAAGTCTAACGGCTTTTCTTGGTTTAGTTCTAACGTATCTCTGCCGCCTTGGGCCTGCGCAACGTACGATCTCATCGACTGCAAGTAGTGCAGCGTTAAGTGTTGCTTAATGTGTTCTAGCGCCAACGGTGCGTACGATGGTCCAATTACAGGGTTGCCGCCGTATGCTGGATTTGAGGCATACTCAAGGTGTATTTTAATATGGCTAATATGATCTTGGTCAGGATACGCCGCCGCTGGTCTACCCATTGTCATCGAAACGTTTTCTAGTGCTGGGTTTGACTCTTTTGCGCCCAATGGGTTTGGCAATATCTCATCAACGTTAGGAACTTTTAATTGGTTTAACACCCTGCGATACGCCGCACGGATGTCAAACATTCCAGGGGGCGCAGATGTAGCCATTTGTAAAATGGCCTGGTTCTGTGCAAGACGTTGTGTCTCTGAAAAAATGTTGGGGTCTGATACTGGGCGCACGTCGCTGTTGTACGCAAAGTCACGTACGCGAATTTCTTCGCCGGACTGGTTGTCCATTTCCTCCAGGTACCAGTGATTGATACGGGAGATAATTGCCAGTGATTTAGCTTGGCTACGGTGTAGGCGTGCATGGATGCTAGAGAATACTTTAGCGCCTTGCTCAATAAGAGCCTGCGCAGTACCAACCGGCATGTTGTTGTTTGCCTCGCCAATTTTTTCTTCTGCAGTAGTGACAACACCCTTTGCTGCGTCAGTTAACCAACCCAGTAAATTAAACAATACACTGGATGGTTGATTAAACGGCATTGGCATCGCAATCTTGCGAACATCGTCAACACCAGGTGCTCCCTCAATTTCTACTACTTGCGTAGGTTCGATTCGATCGCTTTGGCCACCAATTCGTCCACCCTTGAGCTTAAGTAGCGTTTGGGAATTGTTAATATGCGCCGCATCAAGGAGAGCGCGTAGAGCGCCAGTGAGAGCAGCGCTAAGACCACCAATAAGATGGGGAAGGCCAATAGCATAAGCGCCACGCCAAGGGATAAATTTAAACTCGACATACCAGTCCAGTTTTTCAAACTTTTCATCATTTGCTTCCCAGTTACGATACAGACCCAAGACTTTGCTTGTGGTCTCATCAATCATTAAAATGTAAGGGGCGCGTTGTCCCTTAGTTTTGTCGTCTTCATCCAAACGCATGAAGCAGGTAATTTCGTAAACACGACGCAATCCGTCAATATTCTTCGAAGGCATGTCTTTGCCCTCGATTTTGTTGTTTGCTTTTTCAGATCTAGTCTGATCATTTAACGGTGCGTCAGACGAATATTCACTATCAATGTCAAGGTAGATACCTGCCTCAACACGTTGCAAAAATGTGTCTTCGGTAATGTCTTGTACTTCGGTTACACGCTGTGCGGTGTAGAAATTGGTAGATGCGTATGGTAACAAAATGTTATCAATTGCAACCCACTCGCAGATTGGGCGCTTTTGCTCTTCGTCCCAGCGCCACTTAAGGAACTGTGAACCGCCTAGTGGTAACTGAGTTAACAGTTGCTCCATCTCGTCGCGGTACTCGGGCACTTGTTCTGTTAGTTGCCAGTTAAGGAAGTTAACCTTACGATCTGCCGTCTCTTCTTTTATGCGGTCTGCTTCGCCCTTAATGTTAGATTTAACTAAACCATCGGGCGGAAGTAATTCTTTAGCCGTTGACGCAGCGAAGTCAACGCAGGCCTCCGCCATAACTGGGTGCACCACCTTGGAAGCACCGTCAAACGTCGCCCCTCCAGGTGCATCTTTTCCAAGCCCAGTTCTACGCAGTCCTTCTTCATATTGTTTATCTCGTTGCGAGCGCGACTCTTTGTCAGCGTCAATTAAATCTAAGTACTCTGTTGCCAATCCCTGTAACGTGCTCTCGTCAAACACTTCGGCCAAGTTTTCGTAAAACTCTGGGTTCTTACGTGGGCTTTGTTTTTCTTGGTAGTTAACAATAACCGAACCGTCTTCTAACTCAACTATTTCTTCCTCAACGTCGCCTGGCTCTAAACCCAGCGCGTCTTCGTAGTAGTCCATCTCGGCATCTTGTGCCATGGCCTTTTGAATGTTTTCTTCAGTGTCAAGGCCCGGCAAATTTGCACCAGACTGAATGGGTAGTATTGGGTTTGCCATTATTTTTTAATCTTTTTTGAAATTGCGCTTGCCGCTTTTTTGATTGGCTTTGCAAAGGGAAGGACACTTAATCCAGCAATTCCGCCGGTTAAGGCAGCACCACCAGTTTCTCCTTGCTCTAATTGTCGTTTCATTTCTGGTCCTGCGTCAACAACAGATGTCGCCGCCGAAAACGGATTTAAAATTTGAAGTGGTAAATATTCCATTTGTTGGCCCTCAGAACCAGTCCCAAATAATCTGTCGGCTGGCTTATCACCAATCAGACTTGCTATTTTGTCGCGCATCCAGGTTGTTGCTGTTTGGGGTTGTGCTTGAAACGTTGGCTCGTCTTGTTGTAGTTTATTTGGTGCGTAGTCGTAGGCTTGCATTAAAGCCCGCAACATTTCGGGGCTCATTTGATCTGTGCTGCCGCCGCCTGCAAAAAACTTGGGCTGTATGCCAGACTCCTCCATCAACAACTGTTGTGGGGTCTTTAACATACCCGGGGAGGCAGGCGTCATGCCAGCCTCTTCCATAAGCATTTGTTGTGGGGTCTTTAAAAAGTTCATTTTGAGCGGGTAGTTATTCCTATTTATACTAATGCACAAAACTGTGGGGATCCGCCCTACTGGGCGTACGGGTTCACAAATCGCTTGCTGAGGTCGTCGTCCACGTAACTATAGTCTCGAGCTGGTAGCGGGTCGAGTTGGATCCATCCAGAATCACGTAAAACGCGCAACGCTTGCGAGAGGGAGTCGACGTAGTCGTCGTGTCCGCCAGCCTCTGGAAATGAACATACTTGACGCAGAAAACGTTTTGCCCAGTCTGCATATTCTCCTTTTCGTTGCGGTTCCTCTGGTATCCAGACCTTACCCTTTGATACCAGGGGCGCTACAATGTTTAATCGTTGTACCTTATCGGCTCGGCCGGGGTTGTAACCCCTAACCGGGACACCGGCGCCCTGGAGCTCCTGGATCAGCGAGATACCCGCCGACTTGTCTTCCATTAAAATTAGGTCTGCCTTTCGGCCCTTGCCAAAGTCATTATCGGCGCCGTAGACGACCTCTTTGAAGTCGTTAATTACCTTCCTACGTAGCTCCGGGTAGGACAGGTGCTCGTCCCAAGAGTCTAGCAGTATCACCGCAGTGCCGGCGTCTTGTTGCTCAAACACGCCCCAGATGGTGCAGGCGGTCGGGTCGTTCATTGTTTTCTCAGAAGTCGCCGGATCATACGACGCAATGACATACTCCAGCGTTGGAGTCGGCTTGTTGGCTGGCCAGAGCTTAAATTGTTTGCGCTTGATGATTCCGGACTGCTCCGGGTCAAGGATCTCACCATAGATCTCTTGGCGGCCAATGTCAGTGCCGTCGTAAGTCTCAAGCTGTTTGAAGAACGTCTCTGAAAGGTTGGCTCTGTTGTCATAAGACGAGGCGTTTGACACATACACGTCGCCGCCTACTTTGCCCTCGTTTAGGTCTACAATTAATTCTTTTGGTTTGGGTGTGGTGGTAATAATCTGCTGCACTCGACGGATGCGTGGGTCCCGTAAGCGGAGCGTAAACTGTACGCCATCGTAGGCATCGTCGATGTAATCAAATGCACACAGCTCGTCAAACCAGGCCCCGTGATATTGCTTACCTCGGTAGCGCTCGGGCTCCGAGGCTGGTATCCCCTGTATAAGAGATCCATTTGTAAGGGTGATTTCAAACAAGGACTTGTTGTAGTCTCGAATAAGTGACGGGGGAATGATATTGAGAAGTCCAGAGTCCCCTTCGAAACAAGTTGCACGTATATCGTTTGAGGTGGGAGCGGTGACGAGCCAGCGGGTGTTGTCATACATCCAAGCGCGGATGCCAATCCAATGGCTAGCAGTGTGCGTCTTACCCGATCCACGACCGGCAAGCATAAGAAACGTATCATATTCGCCATCGTCTGGCTCCCGTTGGTGTGGTAGGGCCTGTAGGTGCCACTTGACCTGCCAAATGGCGGCCTCGAGCTGGTCCTTAGGCCAGTGCGTGCGTGCTTGTGCGAACTTCTTTAATTCAAGTTC